ACTCGGCATACAGGTCGTTGTACGAGAAGGGCGTGCCCACCATCATGAGTCGGCTGGTGTGGTGGAGGACGGGGAGCAGGACGCCGTAGAACCAGTCTGCCGTCCTCTGCAACTCTGTGCCGCTGGTGCCCCACAGGATGTCGTCGCACACAACGACGTCGGGGTGGAAACCACGAGTCGCACCGCCCACTGACTTCGCCATGATACGCGAGCCGTTCGTGAACTCAAAGTAGGACTTGGCCCAAGGCTTGCCCTCGGGCTTCAGTCCCCTGAGAACGTCGGAGCCGTCGATGTTGTTCCTGATGAAGCGCATGTGCTCAAGGGTCTGCTCAAGGGAGTGTGAGAAAATCATGATGTGCGTTCCGGGGTTGAATGCCGCCAGCCACAGCGCGTACGACATGAAGAACACGGACTTGCCGTGGTCACGAGACGCCTTGACGCAGTAGTACTGGTTCTTGTCGAGGCCGACGTCCCAAGACTCATGGTGCTTGTTGAACATGAAACCGAGCACGTCAACGAAGAAGTAGCGGAAGGACTTCTTGCACATCTCCTTGTCCATCTCTAGGACGAACTGCTCCATGTCCTCTGTGGGCATGAATCAACCTCCCTGTACTTGGTCATTTCTCAATGTGTCTATCGTGGCGCTTTGCTTCTCGGTTGCTTTCTTGTTTGCCTCTGCCTGTTGCTCTGCCTGTTGCTTTGCCTGTGCATCTCTCAGAGCCCTGTCTTGTGTGTCTTCAACGCCTACCATTGAGGGTGAGTCAGGACTCGGTGATGCAGGACCAGTTGTATTGCTGAAGTCACCCAATGTCGGTTCCGCTGGTGGTGCTGTGGATTGATTGAAGTCCGTCAACCTGCTCTGCACTTGTCTTGGTTTGCCGTAGTTATCGAGGTACGTACCTCCCCTTGCTAGGTATCTCTCAGCGGGCGACATCAGACCCGCCGTTGTATATCCCGCTAGACCAGCACGACCGAGTGCGCTGATACCATCGCCTTGATTGTCATCTGCGAAATTGCTGAGTGCGCTGTAGGCAGCAGCGAATGGTTTGGCGAATCTTCCGATGTTGCTGCCTATCCTACCGAACCTGCCTAGTTTGTATCTCTCCGTCTCAGTCAAGGGACCTTGTGTGTCTAACTCGATTTGAGGTGTGTATCCTGTGGGTGTGATTTGTGCGCTTACAGGAGACTTCTGCTTCCTGATGACGTAGACCTTGCCCATCTACTCACCCCCGAACGTGACCTTGACGACCTTGACCAACTCCTCGGGGTACCCGAAACTCTTGGTGAGCCTCTGCCAGTCGCCCTTGGCGCTGTAGATGAGGCGTATGTCCTGCGGCGCTATCCCCATCTTCTTGGCGAATGTGGAGACGTCGTGCTCGGAGGCTATGGAGAGCGAGGAGGACTTCCTCATCACATCGTCATCGAGACGCGCCTCGCGCATCTGCAACGACTCCATGGCTTTGACCAACCTGTCCTCCGACTTCATGTAATCTGTGAGGCGAGTCTGCACAGGGGTATTTGGTAATACCTGCATCGCATCCCTGTACTGCTGCACTTGGCTTGGCCTGTACGTGCGTCCCGGCATGCCCGCTTGGAGTATGGTCTGTATCTGCTCATCAGTGAGGTCGGGTATGTTCCCGCGTGCGGTCAGCATCTCAGGGGTCATCGACCTCATGGGCGGTCGCACCATCCGTGTCGTGTCTTGTGCAGCCTGTGCAACCGGCGCCTGTGCAACCGGTTGTTGTACAACTGGTGGTTGTGAGGCTGTTGGTTGTGCAGCATCGTCTCTCGATGGCGGTGATGTTGACTGGACGTACGATGGTGTGTTGAGTGTCGAGTAGGGGATGTGCTCTGGAACACCCTGTCCTGCTATGCTTAACCTCATTCCACTCGCTGCTGGTATGGCGGTCGTGGGCAGTTCCTCGGGCACGCTGAACTCGGTGTTCTGACCCATGCTGTCTGCGATGTACTTGCCCATGGCACTAATCATGCTTCTAATCATAGGTGCTTGTGCCCTTGATTCTTCTTTGAGTCTGATGCCGTATTTCTCAAGCAACTCAGGTGGGATGGGGGTGTGCCTCAACCTTGAGTTCGCCTCGCCCTCTCCAACGTCACCATGGATGCCGCTCAATAGAGCAACTGCTCCCATGTTGCCCATGTTGTAGTGGGAGCCGGAGCCTTTCTTCCCGGTCTTGGCTGTTCCTATGTACCCGCGAAGCCCCTCAAGGCCGAGTGAGTCCTCGTCCTCCTCACCTGTGTGCAACTCCGTGACGGCATTCGCTAGTTTCTTGTGGAATGACTTTCCAGTCGTCCTTCCGAAGAGTTTCATGAACGCAGGGTATCCCTGTAGGTGGTTCAGTAGTGCTTCCCTCCGTTCTGGGCTTGCCAGTAGTTGCGAGAGTGGGACTTGCCCAAGCATGGCCTCGTTGAGTTCTGGGTGTTCAAGGAAATTGATGGTCTGTTTGACGGTTTTATTCGCTAGTGCCCGTCCTATGTAATCTGGATGGCCCGAGGCACCGAGGAGCATCTCACGTACCGCACCTGCGGTGCCTCCCTCCCCTTTTCTCGTCTTACCCTCCCTCTGCATGAAGAACTCATCAGGAAGGTGGTCGAGGAAGGCCACCCCATGCATGTTCTCAAACAGTCTCTCGACGGGATATCCCGCGTCCCTCATCCTGTCTATGAGGGTGTTCTGACCAGCCGTTCCTGATTGTCCTTTATGGCCCGGTTTGTTGGTGACTATATTGCGCCACTCCGCTCCTGTTGGGCTTTTGGTGTAGGACAGCCACTCCTTGCTGATGTGAGGGTAGAACAGGTAGTTCATTGGGCTCTGTGGGTTCTTCTCCGCCTTCAGTTCGTCCTCGCTCAGACCGAGTTCGCTCTGCAACAACTCCCTCAGAGACTCACCGAAGTGTATGGCGCCTGAGTCGAGGAAGGTCCCTAGATGGTGTTTGTCACCATGGTAGTTGGTGTAGTGGGTTATCTTCCTCTTCTTACCATCATGCTGGATGTAGTGCTGCCTGTCCTTCCTCGTGCTTGGGCCTTGGTACTGCGACACGCCTATCTTCCGGTGCTCAGGGCTGTAGAATTCCTGTAGGTGGTTGTCCTCCGGGTGGTCCTCATTGGTCTTTCTTATCGCCGCATCTATGAGTTCCACTGGGTTGGCATCGATACCCTTCGACTCTAGGAACTCACCTAGGTTCCTAGCAGCAGCGTCGATTGGGTGATAGAACGTGCTTCCCGTCTCCTCGTTGTGGTAGCCTACCTCTCCGTGTCTTCCCGCTTTCCCAACACCGGTTATGAGGTTGCCAATACCGGTCTTTGAGTCACCATGCGCACCTGTGTGTGCGACTGCGGGTGCGTCCATCTCGCCTCCCATCGCACCGATGGCCTCGATAGGTGGATGGGTCTGCGGCCAATCCTGCCCGTCCCAGAAGATGTAGTTGCCGTCGCTTTTGCGAATGATGTAGGCGCCGGTCATGCTGTCGGACCCCCGCGATGCTCAGGGTGCACACCGAAGGCACGTGAGTCATTCGTGGCGTCTTCTGTGCCGCCTTCAGGCCGCGAGGTGTTGTTGAAACTGTTAGAGCGGTGCTTCGGCTTGTCCTCTCCAGCACCGCTCGTGTCCTTGGTTCCCATGCCCTTGCTGGTTGTGTCCTTCCGCCTGAGAGCCCTTCTCATCTGCCTGATGAGCGCTCTTAGTTCCGCCTTGTCTGAGAATGTGAGTCCCCTCGCCTTCATGAGCGTAGACCAAGCATCGTCCATGGGCTCGCTCATCGCGAATGACATGGGTGTGCTCTGCTGGTTCGATAGAGCCATGGCTTGCATACCCGGATTACCGCCACGAAGTCCCATCCTGCTGACTCCCGATAGACCGCCTCCCGGCGTCCTTGGTCTTCTGAGGTGCGGCATGCTGACTTTACCGGACATCCTCGGTGCGTGTATCCTCGGTTTGCTGACGGAAACACCGGGGAGTCTGCCGCCGCCTGTCTCACCTGCGAAGTAAGAGCGCTGCCCGTACCTCCTCTGGGATGCTGTTGGGTTCCTTATGTTCCCTATTCTTCTCCTAGCCTCCTGCTGACCCATATACTCCTTGTACCTACCGGGGTCCTTGGACATGGGTTGCTTGACTGCCACACCACGATGCTCCATCTCGACTGCCTTTGGTGCGTCCATCATACCAGTGAGTTTTCCTCTCTTGACTCCCCTCCTCTGAGCCTTCGCCCTTCTGTTCGTGGCGCCCTTGGGGCCTAGCGAGCCTCCCGGTGGTGTGTCGAACTGGCCTGTGGACGGTCGCCACTCACGACGTGCCTCGTTTTTCCTCTGCCTCTCAACATCAATCTGCTTGAGGAGAGTTGACCATGCGTTGTCCATGGTCTCGCTCATGGCGAACATGTTTCCTCCAGCAGCACCGGGTCCTTTCGCCCCCATAGCCAAACTGGTCAGGAATCCACCGTTGCCGGGTGGTCCCGTTATCGCTGACAACTCCCGGTCGGCATCGACCTTCTTTGAGTCGTCAACCCTCTCGTCCTCCTCGGGCGGTAGGTCGCTTGGTCGTATCTTGATGTGCTTGACCTTGCTCCTCTCCCTCTTCTCCTGCTCCTTCTTGCGCTGCTTCTTCTCGTAGCGCTCATCACGAGCCTTGCCGTCCTCGGGACTGTACGTGTCCTCCTCGTGATTATTACGGTACATGTGGGAGGATTCCGACCTCGGATTGTACATCCGAGTCTCTGTTCCGCGACCCATCATACCCTCGGTCATACCTCTACTCCCGCGTACACGCTTATTTCATTTTTGAGTCTATTGGACAATCCCTCGTAGAATTCCTTGACGAAGGAAGGGCTGACGAAGCACCTCGCCATCGAGTCGCAGAGGAACTCAAAGTTAGACAGTTCCTTCATGAGTTTCTCACGTATCTCAAACACGTCTTGAGGCTCATCGGTGTCCTGTAGGCTCTTCATCAGGTCCACTATCTTGAATATGCAGTCTGTGTTGTCCAGACCCCTCTGGAAGTTCATCATCGAGTAGTGGTTGAACCTGTCAACCACGTTGACGCAGTAGTCCAAGAAGAGCGGAAGGTCCGTGTCATGCAGGTTGTAGGATGAGACGTAGTGCCTGTGACCGGGATGGGATATCTGCATCAGGTCGCTGATTGATATCAAACCTCTTCCTCCTGCTCAAGAAGTTGTGCTCGTATCCTCTTCCACGTCTCAGGTGACTCCTTCGACAGTTCTACCTTCAGCACGTTGATTGTCTGGTTTATCTGAGGCGTGTCACCCGATGTCCCCCATTGGTCGTTCATCTTCATCAGGTCCTTGATTGTCTCACGGACCTCCTTGTGGAGACCGACTGCATCGCGCACGAAGCCATCCTCATGGACGCTTGCCTCGTCAAAGTACTCGTTCAACTTGCTATTGAGTCTCTCGACGTTATTGCGAAGCACATTCATCTCGTTCCCCACTTGTATCGCTACTTCAGTGGCGGCGGACCTCTGCACGAGTGGTTGGAAGTGGAACTTCATGTGATGGAAGACGCTGTTCTCAGGCACACCCAGTTCCTCTGCTATGGCATCAGACTCAGAGCCATCAGCGAAGAACCTCGACTCGTACTCGGCACGCATCGGATGTGTGCATAGTTTACATGATGGATTGGCAGCCATGTGGTACTCGCCCATGTGGTTCCTGAAGTGCCTGTCTGCCGTGTTCGTGCGCCATGACATCTCCTTGTCAATCTGCTTGGCGGTCATCTCGCCGTTCTTCATAGCCTCCTCGTAGATGGCCCTATCAGGGTGCATGCAGAAGGCGCATGAGCGCTTGGTCACTGGTTCGCCCACGTAATGCCATACAGGGGATGTTTCATAATCCTATCTTGTTATTCGTGCGTATACAGTGGTTAGGAGTATGAAAGACACGAATACACCAACGAGGTACCATGATGTCTCGGCAGACGACAAATCATTCCCCTTGAAAAGAAGAATACCTATGCCGATTAGAATTGCGCTAATTAGTTGCACCATAACCATGTCGATAATCACGCTTCTCTTCGGAGACATGATTTGCATGGAGAGGTCTGCTAGTGGTCGTGGTATGTAATCTGGGCTACCTATCATTTCATTCACCTAAATCCGAAGGCTGAGCGAACAGCGCTGCCGACGCCGCTGCCGACTGACTCAAGCATGGTCGTGTCAGCGAGTGCGCTGTTGAGCATGCCCTGCATGAGCGATTGCTGTGACAGGGCGATTATCCTGTCGCGCTCCTGCATGGCTACGGTCACAGTCTGCTGTGAGATGTTCTGCATGTTGTTCAACTTGGAGATGATGTTCTCCGAGGATAGCGTCTGCAAGTCGGAGGGAAGGGAGGCCACATCCAACGATATGGTGTCATCGTCAATCTTGAACGTGGAGTTCTTGAGGACGTTGAGCAGTGAGAAGGCAGTGATGTTTGCTATCATCTCAACGAAGAGGGGCATGTTCTGTGAGATGATGAAGCGGTCGATTGGCTGCATGGTGTTGAGCATGGCAGATAGTATCTCAGTTTCGGATGGCGGGGCGATGGGGGTATTGTACTGATTCTGCACACCAAGACCCGAGGCTCCCATCATTCCAGAGATGAATGGATTGGTTTGCTGTGGTTGTCCCATCGGCATGCCAGTCGCTGGTAGTTGCGCGGGAGCGCCGAGTCCTAGGGTGCTCTGTGTTTGTGTTCCTGTGAGGTTTATTCCGACCATTACTGATTCACCACCTGTTGCTCAACCGCAGGGGGCATGGTTGTTTGAGGCTGCTGGTTCATCATGGCCGTGAAGGCGGGGGTTGGTTGGGATGCCTCTATTATCTCCTTCTGGAACATTCTCATGTCGAACTGCACGATGGTTATATCGTTGTTTCCAGTCTGCGGGTTGGGTAGATGCCACACGTTGATGCCCTTGGTCTTCTGAGCGTCCTTCTCTATCTCTTGGAAGAATGGCTCGTACTTCTGAACCATGGGAGGTGCGGGGGTGGAGTTGCCCGTTAGTGTGTTGACGGGAACCGTCACGAGGCTGACGCCCCTCTTCATCTTGTCACGGAAGCGGCTTGGCTTCAACTCAGCCTCCCTCTCCTCCTCTGCCTCCCACTTGCACAGCAGGTGGTAGAGATGGAGGTGCTCGGGGCAGTATGTTCCTTTGAGGGTTCTGCCGCTCGTGACTCCGCTCCTAACTAGGAAAGCCTCCGTCTGACCGGATATGGGATTCTGCCAGTACATCTCCCACAGGCTCCTACCCGTCTCCTCATCGGTTATGCGTGCGTATAGGTTGTCATACTCTATGAGTTCCTTGACGTTGCAGCCATCCACCACACACACGCCGCTGTCCTTTGTGTACCTGTAGGGACTACCGAACCATCTCCTCGGGTCGAATATGGACCTCTTCGCGGGTCTGAGCAACTTGTATGCTTGCTTGATGTCCTTTCTCCTAGCCTTTCTCGGGTCCGGGTGGGTGCTTGGGTAGAAGTTCACCTTGGGGACCTCGATGTTCTTCCTCTGTGCTATGGCTTGCATCTGCTGCTGAGCCACCTGCTGCTCAAGGAGGGCAGCATGGTTGAACTGCGGATTACCCTGTTGCGCGAGCGCAATGAGAGCGGCCTCATTAACATTGGCGAGGGAGGGACGGGGTTGCAGATTTTGTCCAGTCATGGTTCGATACATATTATCGGGAACGTCGAGCACCATCGAATCACCCTTGAGGTATCACCTTGATGAACAATTCCCCATTTTCATCTGAACCCACCTTCCACTCCAGTTTGTCACCCGCTTGGAGTCCAAACTGCGATACCAACCACATTGGAACTGTGCTTCGCACGCTGTTGGAGCCCCCACCTGTAGGCACGAGAGTAGTCTTGCTTCCTCCACGTGCCATGTGCATTCGCACAGGGTCTCTATTCAAAAAGGTCACTCAAGAGGTCAAGAGTTCAATCATGGTGGGCTCGACGTTCCAACCCACCCTCGTAGCCATGAAAGAGCGCCTAGTTGGTATTCCCGCCTTCTGCAAGCGAATCAGGTCGTCGCGGAACGGGTCGAATATCTTGTGCTCGCCTATCCTGCCTTGAGGCCATAGCCTCGCTGCGTCCTTGTCGAAGAAGCGGTCTGCCTTGTTAGCGACGAGCATTATCCTCTTTGGGACGTACTTTTTGCCCTTCCATCTGCTTCTGAGCGTGCGATACCTGTATCCCCTGTTAATCAACGTGTCAACGAGGAACTTGAAACCGGCAATCTGCTCTATGCCGCTGTTCTTGAATGCCCTCTCATCGAACATGTAGACGACGGCCTCGACCTGTCGAGCCACCATGTCCTCGACCCAGAGGTTCCAGAACCTGTCCTCACCACCAACGTCAGCGGAGTGAACCAGCCTCTTCTCCCCCTTCCACCCGACTCTCTTCCTCGTGGGTTTCGGTAGCATGTAGTTCATGAGCAACTTGTAGTGCTTCGTCCTCTCAGACTCTGGTATCTCCTCCATCTCGCCGGGAGTGGTCATGTAGCGGTCCAATGTGGTCTTCCCGACCATGCTGGTGCCATAGATGCCGACCTTCCTCGGACGCCATGAGTTGTAGAGGTGCTGTCCCCATAGTGCTGCGCCGACGAGGGCGCTACCTGCCATCGTCATAGGGGCACCAACCCGATGAGCCATTCACCCAACTCACCGAGTTTTATCGCAAACCACTCGACAGTCAAGGCCCAAACATCCTCGCCTGTATAGTGCTGAAAGGCACTGGTGCCCAATGCGGCAGCAGCACTGAAGATGATTGTCCTCAACCAGCCGACGCCCCATTCGTAGGTGTTGTCGAATGTGTTAGCCAAGTGCATGGCTCGTAGCGTTTCTTCTACGGAATCGTCTTTCGGGGTCTTGAATATGCGTCCCATCATTCCTCACCGCGACCTTTCTTGTATCTAAGGTCAGGGGTGCCATCCTTCTTCAATGGTATGGATGGGGTCTCATCGAGGTTCCTCGGTGCGATGTAGGTGCTGCTCTCAGGGATATTCGTAGCCAAGGAGTCCAGTCCAAGGCTCATTGCACCACTGGAGGACGTGCTTGGAGGTACATTTAGAGGCGCTTGCTGCGTGGCAGCCCAAGCCTCGGGGTTCTGAGAAAACATGGCTAGTTCCCTCTGCAACTGCATCTCCTGTATCCTGAGTTCCATATCTATTCGTCGCTGCTCGTGCTCCGTCTGTATGCTGCGGAGGCGCATGTCACGCTCCCTCTGCATGTTTTGCTGGTTGACCCTCTGCATCATACCCTGCTCAAAGAACATCTTGAAGAGGTAGTACGCGAGCACCTGAACGGCCAAGGCCGCCATGGAGTACGTCATACCGTTGACCCAAGAGTCCCCTGTCTGTCCAGCGGGCAACCATATACCCGAGTCGAATACCCCTACTGCCACTCCGATAAGGGCCGACTGAGCCAAAATCAGTCCTGTCAATCTCAATTCACTGCTGTCTACTTGTCCGTCCCGATTCCAATCCATGCGACTGACCTCGTGCTAACCCACGTGAGGGGTCACCTTAAGAGTTTTTGAGGCTGTATAGAGGATGTTTACAATATTTCATTATTCATTCTATAAGTAATAATCAATATTATTGTCACTATAGGAATAATTGAAACATTGAATTAATCAGATTCCTTGCTCCCTGAGCATCCGAGCCTGACGAATCCTCTCCATACTGCTGGCATTGGGGTCGGTCATCGGCGCTCCCTGCGCCCTCATCGTGGCTAATGCCTCTGCCCTCGACACGAAGTTGCCGCTGCCCGGTGGCATCTCCACCATATCGATGACCTCCTCCTTCAGCAGCCGGAAAGCAATGTCGAAGGGATTCATCTGACAGCCACCCTTCTGAGCGTTCCCTTGTCCTTGAAGTGCCTCGCCCTGTTGGAGTGCTCGGGCTCAAGGGTCAACCTGCCGCCCTGCGAGTGGCTGACGTCCATGTGGTCGCCTGAGCCGTAGATGCCCCTCTTTCGCCTCTCGGCATGGAGTTCGCGCTGGTACTCCCTTCGCTCAGGAGTCTTCTCGTAGCGCTTGTCGTATTCCAACTTGCGCCTCATGGCCTCGGGCGACTTGCGCTCCTTGATGAGACTGAATGCGAGGTCCATCTTGTCGAACTGGCCCAAGGAGGTCTGACTCATGTCACGTGGGTCTGTCGGCGTCGTGAGTTTAGGCACCTTCCTCGGTTGGACGACCTCGCCTGTGATTGCATCCGTGGATGGCATGTTGTAGAGGTTGCCGACCGTACCCTGCGCCTCGGCCCTCCTCCTGAACTCCTCCTCGGTGAGTCCCATGTGATTCGCCAACGTGGTCTGCTCCTTGACGATGGTGGGCTTGCCGCCGACGCCCTGCTTCTTGGCTCGCTTCCTCTTGGTGGCCGCCCTCTTCTGCCCCGTCGTCATTGAGCGTGATGTCTTCGGAGTCTTGTCAGACACCTTCACGGACGGTCTGCACTTCGGGTATCCCTTGCTCGACGTCTTGGCCTTCGACCTGCCGCATGGCGGGTGCTTACCTGTCTTCGGGTCCTTCCTCGATACGTCCACCCACTTCTCCTTGAACCACCGATTCAGGTTCTTCACCACAAGAGTGTCGTGGCACGTACATCGGTCGCTCATTTTTTCTTCCCTTTCTTTCTAAATTTACCTCGGCAGTATTGAACTGCCCATCCGTTGGCGTATGCAGAGGGATAAACCTTGAATTTTCTTTTTGCAGCGGCCTTTCCTTCAGGACATAGTTTCTTCTCAAGTGTATCCCAAGCGCCATCCATACCTACGCAGTGACCACAACCACAAGAACCCATCATATCACGAACACCATCTTCTTCAAACTATCAGCAGCCTTGCGCTGTGCGTAGAGTAAACTGTAGCATGGGCAACGGGGTGGTTTCATCGAGCACTTCATCACTCCCTTCTCCATACACTTGCAGGGGTTCTTCTTATCGCCGCCGCAGCAGCAACTGTCTCTCTTGAGTTTAGCCATCAGCAATTCCACCTCTTCAATGCAGCACCTTTCGGTGTGAGTTTGCCATCCTTGCTAGTCGGTCCCTTGGAGCCGCTCATGCGAGCACAGAAAGACTTCCGCCTCTTGGCCCTTTTGCTTCCGGGCTTGAGTTTGGATGGCTTTGTGGTGACGGGCGGTTTCAGGTTCGCACCCGTCTCTCTCTTGAACTTCGCACGACCAGCGGCGTTGAGGCCTCCCTTCTTGTGGTGCCTCTTCGGGTTGTAGCCGTGGAAGGGCTTCGACTTCTTCTTGCCCTTCTCAAAATAGTCCTCAACCATAGTGCCGAACGCCTGTGTCGAGGGTGAGCAGCAGTCACATGAGGCGCTCACCTGCACGTAGGCATCCGACTTCTTGACCTCCTTCTCGGGGTCTGCGGTGTCCTCCGGCTTCTTCGGCATCTTCGGGCCGACCGATATGATGAGAGCGAAGGCGGGCTTCTTCTTCTTTTTCTCCGACTTCACGACTGGAACGATGCTCGACCTCGGTATGCCACCGGCCCTTACATTGCTCTGTGTGCCAGCGAAAACACCACCATCGGGTTCCTGATGAGGGACCGCATTTGGCAGTCCTCCGCCTCTGATGCCAACTACGCCCACGTTGCTTGCAGGTAGGCCGAACTTTTTGGCTCTTTCTTGTGCGAACTGAAGTGCGAGGTCCGGGTCGTCGGTGGTGTAGGATATCCTGTCCTCGCCTCTGAGGGACTCGGGAACATAGCGTCTTGACCTCCTCGCGGGGCTGCCTCCCCTGATTCCTTGGTCGAGGACGTTCTGCATGTCGATTGTGCCGTGATACTCGGTCACTGGGCCGAGGCTACTGGGGAACTCAGGGTCGAACTCACCGAGTTCGCTCTGCCTCATCTGTTCCTCACCACCCTGACGAGGCCCGTCTGCCTACGCATCTTCGGCCTCACGTTCCCACGTGCGAGGTTGCGTGCGTAGCGCTTCTTGGTCTTCCTGTTCTTCGTGGCTCGCGACAGACGCTGCACCTTCGCCGCAGCAAGGCGCTTAGGGCGATTCTGAATGTACTTTGAGGACTTGATTACCCCAACGCTGCCGCCGACCACGGACAATTGACGCATGCGTTATGCTTTTGTTGTTGCGCTCATTCCACCGTTCATGCCAGCGCCTCTTGCCGCCTTGGTCGCTCCAGTCATAGCGGGAGCGAAGGCACTCGGCGGTGTGGCTCTACAAGGTCTCGCAGGTCGAGCCGCACAGGCAGGAGTGGGTGCCGCTGCCAAGGAGGGCGCGAAGGGAGCCGCGAAAGGGGGCTTGAAGGAGGGCGCCAAAGCAGCAGCGAAGGAAGGCGTTGACAGAGCCAAACTCATGGACTTCGCACGAGATGCGGGTCAGCAGCAGATGCAGAGGCAGCAGATGGAGAACCAGAAGCAGCAGAAGCACTTGGACTCGACACGTCAGGCGGCTGAGCGCTCACGCGGCGGCACAACGAGCGGGTTCGGCCAGTGAGTCGGCGTACTTCATGGCAGCCACCACCTTGGGCCAGTACACGTTGGACTCAAGCACGATTCCCCTCCTGTTCGCCCAATTCATCATGTCGAGCGTCGATATGTTCGCCGTCGGGTCCTTTATGTTGATGCAGCCCCCGAAATTGGCGATGCTGCTGTCGAACTCACGGACACCGAGGTCGTAGGCCATGTCGATTCTGCTCCATATCTGCTCATCGCCCTTGTGAAAGTGAACGGCCAGCGTGAAGTCGGGCCTTGAGAAGCGCCTTATCGTTCCCTCGACCACCCTGAGCGACGATTTCCCGTTGGTGTCTGCCAAGACGATGGTGCTCGCGACGTTGGAGAGCGTCTCAACGAGCATCTGCATGCCGTTATCTAGGTTATCACCCTCAAATGCGTGTGAGATGTAGGCTCTGACGCGTTTCCTATCGCCTCCACGGAGCATCTTGACGTACTCATCCAGCATCTGACCCATGGAACGACCGAAATTACGTTGGTTGAAGGCCTCATCGAGAGATATGCATATATTGTAATTACTTATGCCTGAGTTCTTTGCTCTCATTAGTCCTTTTCTATTCAGAACGAGCAGGGATAGGGTCACATCGCGGTCCAAGTACCGTTTCGCTACACTTTCACTTTCACGCATGGGTGCGACGTTTGACGAGACGCAACT